TCCCACTGCTTCACAGAGGGCATGCTCAGCTGGATGTAGTTGAAGACGTTTTGCTGTGTTGCCCCACGCACTCCGTAGGCATTGCTGAGCTTGGTGAAAGCTGCTGCTGAGCCGGCCTCGCGGTAATAGATCGCAAAGAAGCTGTAGCGCTCGACAGGTGCGCTCAGGATGTTGGATTGGTAAACATCGGTCTGTAGTGTGCTGCCCTGCTCCACGATGTCGTTCTTGTAATCCAAGCACGCTCTGTTGTCGCAGTCCGAGTAGCTCAACGCTTCGCGGAAATTGGTCAGGCCGTTGATGCGAATGCCAAGCCGAGAACGGATACCAAGCTCGACTGCTTGGCATGGGCGCGTGGTGGAGATGCTGGCGATGGCGCAACGCAAGATGTGGCCATCGGTTGTGGCGACGTTGCGCCACTCACGCAAAGCCGAATCGGTGTTTACCCAGTCGAGGCCTGATGTCTCGATGTTCGCCTGGGTGTTGGTGTTGACCGTTCCGGTGCGAACAGTCCTGAAGGTGGCGGTGATGGCGTTTGTGGTGCCTCCGGTGGTGTCTGCCTCAGAGATAAACACGCCAGAGCTGCGGGAATCACAAACAGCAAGGCCAGAGCCGATCTTGTAAAGCTCGCCTTCGATTAGGGAATCATCCCAAGCCTTTTGACGGCCGGCGACTGTTGATGCGATGTCCTCGGCTTTTTCGATATAGGCTTTCTTGGCGTTGAATTTGAGATCTCGGGTAATGGAGATAACTGTTGCAGAATCTTCATTTACGGCGTTTACTCCAGAGCCACGAATTTTGAACGTAGGTTTAAAGCGGGTGTTTGTTGTCGTAATGTCGTCGACAGTGCCTCCGCCACCTGTCACGTCTGTGACTACCGTTACGCCATTAACTGTTCCGAAGGTGACCGTTGGCGCAGCGATAGTTCCACCAGTCTCGAATTCTTGTTTTGTGCGGCTTCTTACTAGGATTTTCAAGTTGTATTTAACAACCACATCGTCCTCGGGATCGTTGGCCGTTAGTGGGTTCCGCCACTTAAGCTGAAAACGTGCAGACTTAAGTGTCTCTAGATCTTCGTTAATGGTATCGGTGCCATCGTTGTCATCGTAAAAACCTGTGATGTTAAAAGATATAGTTACGTTAAGGGTGCCCTTGCCGTTTGCGTCTACATTGACGCTGTTAATAGTCGTCGATATTTTATTTTCAAGCGTTGTAATAGAGGTTGATTGGTCGCGGGTGCTGTCATAAATGTTGTTCCATCTCCTACTGCTGGGTTTGGTGTAGACGCCTGCACCGTCTTTGATAATTGTTTTCTTTTCTAGTACCCAGTCGCTGATTGTTTCCAGGTTCTTTAGGTCGCGGCTAAAAGCGGTGTTCTTGTCGCTGCTCGCAAACAGCGTGTAGCTGGTGGTGCCGCCAATGCTGCCCAAGCCACTGGATGTGATGCCGCTGCGGGAGCCAAAGAATGCCCGAGCCTTCAGGCGCTGCGACCATGCCGCATCATCAACAACGCACTTGACCTTGGCGTCGCCATCGTCGCCCTCGGGGATCAGCTGGGCACGAACCTGAGGCACGAAACTCGGATTCGTGCGCATCCCAAAGTCGTTGCCGCAAAGGGCATAGACGCCAAAGGTGGTCTGATTGCCGGGCCTGGTGGCAGAGCAGAAGTCAGGCTGCCATGCGCCATTTCGCCAGACTTGATACACATCGCCGCCGCCATCGTTCTCGGCATTGCCTGCATCAGTGGAGGCGCTGCGGCCATAGATCTGATCACCCGAAGCGATCCGCGTGGTCAAGCCGCTGTCATATCGGCCATAAACAGCAAGACGCGAACCAACCTGATTTGCAGTTGCATCGCCAAAGTCGTAGCTGCTGAGTGTGTTGCCTCCTGAGGCGAAATTGCCGGCATCCACGGCGCTGATCGGGCCTTCGCCGATTAGAAAGATTGCACGCAGCAGTTGCGACCCACCGAGACTGTAGATCTGCGACCACAGCATCGGAGTGCTGACGCGCACGCCGCCATAAGTGGTGCCGCTGATTGCCTCACGCAAGGCATAGACCACCGGGATGATGCTGCCCAGCGTGGTGATGTCTTGCGTGCTGTCGAAGCCGTAGCGCGGGGTGAAGCGCTCGTTTTCTGTGCGGGCTTGACCACCTCTTGCCCGCTGTCTGAGCTGAGCAGGTCGGCCACCGCCACCAGCATCAGGCAACGCAGGCTTTAGGAATGTTGCAGCGATCTGAAAGCCGATCCCGATCACGCTAAGCGTGATTGCAATCACAGTTTCAACACCGGCCACTACTGCTGGCTCGGGCTGTTCTCTGGCCCGCTTGCGTACTTCGGCAACGAAAAACTGATACTGATCTTCCGTCAGCCCCAGCAGTTCGGCCAGATAGCGGTCAGAAGGCAGCATCACCGAAACCTATAGAAACCAATCGTGGGCATGTACGAAAGCGGCACCCAATGGACGCCGCGCCTGTGATGCACCAGCAACAGCCCGTCATCAACAACGATACCGACGCCCAGCCCAGCAGGGCCGTTGCGGAATAGCGCCACCGCGTGCTCTTCTGGTTCCTGAAGCTGCACCGTGGCATCGGCCCACATCCCCTCAAGCTCTCGCCAGCGTTCTTGCTTGGCAAGCTCTAACCAGTGGTGATCAAACTCGGGGTGTTCGATGCCTGCCTCATCGAGGATCAACCAAACCATCAGCAAGCAATCAGCAGCTTCGCCAAGCTCGGGGTCAGCGCCGAACCTATGTGGCAGGCCAATCCAGCGCTTCCAGTCCATCAGCTAATCACCAAGCTGCCGGTGGTGGGCAGGGCGCCGACTAATCCTGTTGTCAGCCGCCTGCGTGGCACATTACCTTTGGTGGCATCCAACGGGCTGGACAGCTTCAAGATGATCCGCTCGGTGTCCATCTCGTACTGAGCGATGCGCCACAGCTCGGTGCGCACCAAAACATCATCAGCGAAGTTCACCGGGATCAGGCTCACCGTCTTGATCTCAAGCAGCCAGCGGCTCTGCACCGCTTCTGCAAAGAGGTTCACCGTCAGCTGATCCAATCCGGCAACCAAACTCGAATCGCTGCGATCACCGCCTTTGCTGCCAGCACCGAGCGTGTAGCCGAAAGGCGCGAACTCGTACGTCACGCTTTGGTACACGCGCTGCTGATTGATGCTGAAGTTCTGGTAGGCGTAGATGGTCGGCGTGCCATCCTGCTCCAGGAAGCGGGCGTAATTGACAAAAGCAAAAGCGTTCATCAGCCGATACCCACTCGCTTGCGTGTTTTAACGGAGTTCTGCAAGGCTGCCAAAGTCAGTGTCCTGCCGCGTTCTGCCGCTTGGGCGAGGCCCTTACGGTACTCTTCAGCAGTTACATATTCAACATTGTTGATCACTTGAGATTCAAATCGGACATCAATTGGTTTCGCATTATTAAGAGCAGTAACGGTTTCGCGTTCTGCGCTCTCGGAAGCAATGCGACTTGCGGATTTAGTGAAGGGGATGTTTGCCGTTACGCCTAGGCGGCCATCAGAGCCGCGCGAAAGCGGCATGATTGCTTCTGGACCAGCTTCACCCATTACTCCCATCTGGAATGGGATGGAACCGCCGCCCGTGGCACCTCCGTTGGCGAACTGGAACAACGTTGGCTGGTTAACCACGCCGCCGTTTGCAAAGGGCTTAAGGCTGGTTTGAGCGAAACTGGCTCTACCGTTGGCGAAGTAAGCACCGTCCGCAGCGCCAGGGAAGCCGAAGCCGCCTTTGGGTATAAAAGCAGGATCAGGCAACTCGAAATTGGCGGCAGTGCTAGCACCGTCACCGCCACCGATGAATCCGGCGAAGATCTTAGCAATACCAATAGCTACATAAGTCGCGATTATCTTAGTGCCCTCCTTGAGGAGTATCTGGCCGATATCTCTAAGGAAGTTCGCAAAGACCTCCTTCGCAGTGGTTGTTCCCTCGATTAGGCCGCTAATTCCGTTAGCAAGAGAATTACCCACAGCGTCCCCGACACTCTGCGAGACGCGGATCGCTAAGCCTTCGTAATCCTTCAATTCACGCTCAGCATCACCTATGAAGTTACGGATGCGAGTCCCAGGAGCGGTTTGAGCGGCCGCTAACCTGTCCTGCGCCGA